GGTCATACGGCTTGCCAGAAACAAAAAATTTGTCTACGGAGTGCTTGACGGGACGCTGATTGAAATCTTCCTCCCTCGACGCAGGGAGAATTCGATCAACAGGCGCATCACCGTCGTGAGAGCACCTGAGATCGGCGAAAACAAATACAAGGTATTGCAATGAGCGAAATGGAAGGATTTGACGAAGAAGCACTCGAGGGGGAGCAACTGATCTATGCATCAGACGAGCCTGATATTAACTCGCTTACAGATGCATACAATACGACTCTTGGCGATCTCGACACGTATTTCGACACCTGCCTGCGCAGCTACAACGACCGCAGAAATATCTGGGATGGCAAGACCGAAGACCTGAGAAAGTCGGGTGCCACCGCATTTCCATGGCAGGGGGCTTCAGACCAAGAGGTAAACGTGATCGGTGAGCGCATCAATACCTACGTCTCCATCTTCGACCAAGCACTGCAACGCAGTCACATCAAAGCCTTTCCCACATCGATGGCATCGATGGCACGCGCAGGCGTCGTCTCGTCATTCCTCAAGTGGATGAAGTCGTCCTACATCCCAGACTTCAAAAACCAGATGGAGCAGGGTGCAAACTACCTGCTCGAGAAGGGGTTGATGGTCACCTACGTCGGATGGAAGCGTGAAAGCCGCACCTACCTGCAACCGATGACGCTCGATGAGATCGCCGAGCAGGCACCTGAATTAATCGAAATCATCCTCGACGAGACGAATGACGACATCGTCATCAGCATGCTGCAACAGGCATTCCCGAAGCTATCCGACAAGCGTGCCAAGAAGTGTGTCAAGGAGCTACGCACCAAGGGTGAGACGCAGATCCCGGCACCGAGGCAGAGTGTCGATTGCCCAGTGGCATACGCCTGTGCGCCCGACGGAGAGGTAATTTTCCCGTCCTATGTTTCCGATCCGCAGCGTGCGCCATGGATTTTCTGGAGGTGCTTCCTAACTGCTCAGGAGCTTGAGAAAAAAGTGACAAACGAGGGATGGGACGAGGACTGGGTGGAGAATGCGATTCAAAACCTGAGAGGTAACGACTCGATGTATTACGACGGCGAGAAGATGAAGCGCGCGTCCCTGCTGCCCATCGTGGACGAGCAGGAGCTTGTCATGGTGGTGTATGCATACCAACGTCTCATCGACGAAGAGGACGGCAGCGAGGGCATCTACTGCACCGTTTTTCACCCCGACACAGATGGCTATGCCAAGCATGAGCTTCTCAATGGCATGGACGACTACCCGTTTGTCGTCACCCGGTTGGCGAACGATCAGAAGCGCATGTATGAGACGCTATCGTTCGCAGACATCCTGCGAGGCCCGCAGATGCAGATCAAGACCGAGCGCGACTCACGCATCGACCGGGCATCGTTGGCAACACTGCCACCGATCATGCACCCGGCTGGCCGGCCACCAAGCGACTGGGGACCGGGACGCAGGGTGCCATACCGTCGCCTCGGGGAGATTGCATTTGGCCCGGTGCCACAAATGGATCAGGGTTCGATGGAGATCGAGATGGCGATGAAACTTCAAGCTGATCGTGCTGTTGGTCTCGATCTCGACAACCCGCTGGCAACGATCAAACAGCAATTCTACATAAATAAATTTCTCGACCATGTTCGCGATGTCCTGACGATGGCATTCAAACTCTATCAGCGAGTCGGACCTGACGAGGTATTCTTCCAAGTCACCGGAAATCCGAATGGTCAGATCATGTCGAAGGGATCGCCTGACGACAATTTCTCCATCGTGGTGTCATTTGATACCCAATCGTCGGATCCTGAGGTTGCAGAGACGCAACTGCGGAACATGGTGAGTCTGCTGCAATTCGACCGCAATGGTCGTCTGGACACCGACAAACTGCTTGAATTCTCCGCGCAGGCAATCAACCCAATGTTTGCCGACTACGTGCTCCAGCCTGCCGAGGAGGCACAGCAGAAGGTCATGAAGGAGGTCACCGACGACATCGCGAAGATCTACGCTGGCATCGAGGTGCCTGCCCGGCCAAACGGTGCGCAGATCGCGATGCAGATGCTTCAAGCCTACGTGCAGCAACCAGACGTCGCACAGCGTGCATCGTCCGACGAAGCATTCGGCCAGCGCCTTCAGAAGTATGCCGAGCAATATCAATTCCAGATGCAGCAGATGCAGAACGCGCAGATCGGCAAGATCGGCACGGCCCCGGCTGAGATGGGAGGAATGCAAACACAAGGGATGCAACAATAACATTTCATCAAATGGCTGAAAACAAGAAGAACAAAAAGAAAGGGGAGACCGCCGATGCTATGATGCGGGCGCTGAACATTTCTGATGTATCAGCCCAAGGAGTTTTGGGGTTTGAGCGTCTTCGTCGGCTTGCTCAAGGCAATGCTGCTATGGCGCAGCAGGCGGGGAATCTTGCGAAAAGCTATGCACCTAAAGCTGGGCTGATTGGCCTCGCCATTGAAGCTGGCAATACTGCTTGGTTAGCTTCCGATCCCAGCAAGCGTGCAAGAGCACAAGCGGAATACGAAAGCAATTCAAAGAAGCCTGCTTTGGAACGGGTGATTGAAGGCTATTTGAATCCATCTGACATGCTGTATGCGACAGGTAAGACGGTTTACGATACAGGTAAAACATATGAAGCAATCCAGCGCCGTGAGATGGATGCGGAAAACAATGCTTTGCTGAGAAAGATTGAAGCTCACGAAGCACAACTTGAATTGGAACGAAAAAAGAAACTCGAGGAATTAAAATCAGCTTCTAAAGCAATGCCAAAAATTGATTACGACAAATTCAAATATCTGGATCGAAATCCCATATCTCGCCAATCTGAAATTGCTGGCGACGTAATGAAGGCAATTAAACTAAAACGATAAGCGTATGATAACCGAGATACCAAAACCAACATTACTTCAGTCAGTCGAAGCATTATCTGACAGGGATGAATTCAAAGTTATTGTCTCATTTATTAGAGACGAACGTGAACGATTCTTTGCCGACCTTCGCCAAGCAGTAGACTCGAATGAGGTGATGAAAATCACAGGCAGCATCTCCACACTGTCAGAGATGCTGGAAATGCTGACATCAACTCCTGAGTGATGCGCAGTGTGCTTGGGGATTTATTGACACCTCACATCCATCCTGCGATAGAAGCGACACGCTAACGCCTAGCGAAAATGGTGATTTTATGAATAAGCAATCCGATGCCACCGCTGGGGCAGATACACCAGTGATCGATAACATGTCGTTTGAGCAACTTGTTGCCCAGCGAATTGGAATGCATACCGAATCAGAAGATGATTCCGGCGATGACGACCTCGAGGAAAACGAAGACGGTCTGATCGATGACGATCAGGAACCAGAAGCGGAGACTGAAGAGGAAGAAGAGCAGGAAGAAGAGGCTGAGGAGGAAAGCGAAGAAATTGACTTGCTCAATCTCACGACAGAGCAAATCCAAGAATTGGCTAAGAAGGGCAAGAGTCGTCTACTACACCGAGTCGGTGAGTTGACTGCTCAGAAGAAAGCCCTCGAGGAGCAATTGAAAAGTCAGTTGGAGGCCCAACCACAAGTTGAAGCTATACCTGCAGAGCAGAATCCGTTTTCAAATATTGATACGGTCGATGCCCTACAGGTGCAGGTCAAGGAGATGGAGAAGGTAGCCAAGGACACCGATCATATCTTGGACGAGCACGAGGATTACGGTTTGGATGATATCATTGTCATCGGCGACCGGGAATTCACAAAGCGTGAAATCAAGAAGGCCAACAGGAATGCCCGGGAATCACTGGCAAAGTTTATCCCAGCGCAACATGCAGAACTCGTCAAACGCGAGCAACGTGTAGCACTGGAACAGCACCTTACCAATCTGATCCCACAGGAGATTCCTGAGTTTGCCAACGAGGACTCTCCTCTGGTCAAACAATTCCTCGCGATGATGGCAGACCCGCTCGTCGCACAAGTGAAACTACGTGTCCCAGACCTTGCCCCGCAACTGGCATACCTCTTGGCACACGCAGCGAAGTCGATGCAGAGAACAGCTAAGGTAGCAACTCGCGCAAAAACAGCGGAACCATCCCGGTCAAAAGTATCAGGGACTCCGTTTGGTGTTGGCGCAGCGAAGAGCACACCGAAGTCTGCAAAGAAAGTCGCTGATCAGCTAGAGCAGAAGTTTCAAAAATCTCATTCCGAATCTGACTGGATTGCCGCAAGAGTTGCACGATTGAGTTAATTCCTACTAATACCATTATGGCTATTTCCAATACCTACCAACCAACCGCTCCCGCTGTAAAGTCGGGAACCGGATCCGCCGTTTCCAATCGCGAAGACCTCTCGACTGAGTTGTCAATCCTCGCGCCTGAGCAAACTCCTCTCCTCAGCTTGTGCTCGAAGGGCAAGGCAAACTCGACCTACACTGAGTGGACCGTCGATGTCTTGGCCGCGCCGACCACTGCTGGTATCGCCGAAGGTGCAGACGTCACGAGCTTCACCAACCAATTCTCTAACCGTGGTCGCCTCGGCAACTACGTGCAAACCTTCCGCGACGACTACCTCGTCTCGAATTTGCAACAAGCGGTTTCGAGCGTTGGCCCTGCCGATTTTGCGCAGGCCGAAGTGAAGGCGATCAAGCAAGTCAAGCGCAACGTCGAGGCGACGATCTCCGGCACGCAAGACTTCACCGTCGAGAACGGTGCAGGCACTCCCTACACCATGCGTGGACTCGGTGCATGGATCAATGCTGGCACCACTGCTATCCCATCCGCATACCGCACACCTGCGGATTCGATCAAGGCATCCACTCTGAGCGAAACCGACCTCAACTCTGTCCTCGCATCGATCTTCGCGCAGAATGGCGAGATGAATGCGCTGACACTCGTTGCAGGCACTGCACTTCGCCGGGTGATCAGTAACTTCACCCGTGCCGATAGTGCAGTTACAGGAGAAGGTGTCTACAGCGTCATGCAGGATGCAACCAGCAAGACAATCACGCTCTCTGTCAGTGTCTATGACTCGGACTTCGGCATGCTGAAGATCGTTAATGCCAACCCAGCCTGCACCCTCGCTGGCACTGGCTACATCATCAACCCGAAATACCTCGCCTTCAACACGCTGATCCCAATGGGATCCAAACGTCTCGAAGACCAAGGCGGCGGACCTCGCGGTTTCGTTGACATGACAGGAACTCTCTGCGTGAAGCACCCCGGTGCGCACGGCAAGATCACTGGCATTTCTTAATCGATTAGATAGATCAATAGTAACTATAATAATTATATGGCTAAAGTATCAAATAACGAAAAGTGTCCGTATACGGACATCATCCGCCTGTCCCACAACGACATCATCGCCAACACTGTTGCGCTGCAAGCTGGCACGTATCAAATCGCAACCATCCCTGCTGGTGGGTGCATTGATCTTGTCACGATTGCACGGCCACAGGGATTCACTGCGACTTCCACTTTGACTCTGTCAATTGGGACTAGCGCGACTCCCACCGAGTTGATGGCAGCCGGAACCATTGGTGGTTCATCCGCCATCGCCCCGCTCAACAACACAGGCAGCGTGTTCGTCGCAGCAACGGCAGTCACCACCACATACAAGGGAGGCGCTCTCCCTGTCAATGCCACCGCGACGGCAGTGCCAGTGTATGCCAAGACATCCGCTGCGCTGACATCTGGTGAGACCACCGGGGTTGTGGTGATCGGACTGAAGATCATCGACACGGCTCAATACCTGAGCTAATCGGAATCAACTGCCGGGGAGTAGGAGCAATCCCGCTCCCCGGCTTTTTTTATACCTCAATGATCCAATTATCTGACGCTGCCATGAACGCAGCATTGATCCGAGAGCTTTGCAGTGGGCGTGCATTCGTCGAGCAAATGGCGAAGAAACGCGAGAACGATGCAGCACTGATCGCAGCGAAGGACAGGCAGCATGTGAATGCCAAAAGCACACTTCGCAA